GCTCTCGATGAGAAGACCGACGAAGAACTCGATACCGAAATTGAACAACTCGACACCGAAATAAAAGACCTGCAACAAGCCCTTGGCTCAGTCCCGACCGGAAATTCGTAAGCTCCTATGGCAGAAAAAGGCAGCACATAAGGAGAAGCTGCGCCTCAAGGTCGTCCGACAAAGTAGGTTCGACCTCAAAGTCTTCGTCCATGCTTTCTGGCGCATTTTGGAGCCCACCACTCCTCTACAGTGGAACTGGCATCTCGACCTGATCTGCGACTACCTCACGGCGGTGAAGCGAGGGCAATTCCGGCGGCTGATTATCAATGTTCCTCCGCGGAGCATGAAGTCGCTGCTGTGCACGGTGTTCTATCCCGTGTGGCGATGGTGCACCGAGCCACAGCGGCGGTTCATGTTCGTGAGCTACTCCGACGAACTCAGCACCGATCATTCGGTCTTCCGGCGCAATGTGCTCAGCTCGGAGATGTATCGCGGCGGCTGCGGACATCAGGTGAGGTTCTCGAAAGACCAGAACCTCAAGACGCAGTACGAGAACACCAGGCGTGGCGTCATGTTTTCGACTTCGATCACCGGGTCGGCGACCGGTAAGGGATGCGACGAGCTGATCGTCGATGATCCGATGAACGCCAAGAAGGCCTTCAGCGACCAGGAGCGCGAAAGCACCAATCGCAACTTCGACGCCACGTTTCGCTCCCGGCTGAACGATCCCGCGACGGGAGTGATCATCGTGATCATGCAGCGTCTGCACGACGACGATCTCACCGGACACTTGCTTAGCCAGGAGCCGAATGCCTGGACGCATCTCAAGCTGCCGGCCGAGTTCGAACAGGATGCGAGCTGGACGTTTCCCATTAGCGAACGCACTCCACAGCAGGTCAAGGCCGGCGACCTGTTATGGGAAGGCCGGTTTTCGCGCGAAGTGCTGGCCGATCTGAAAGTGGCGCTGGGATCGTGGTCGTATGCCGGACAGTATCAGCAAAGTCCGGCGCCGCTCAAGGGCGGCATTATCCAGCGCGAATGGATTCGCCATTACCGCGAGCTGCCGTCTCTTACAGGTTCCGTTCGCTGGCTGCAAAGTTGGGACTGCAGCTTCAAGGACACGCGCGAGTCGGATTACGTTGTCGGACAGGTCTGGCTCCGAGTCGGAGCCGCGTTTTACCTGGTCGATCAAGTGCGCGAGCGCATGGACTTCGTGCGCACCAAACAGGCGATCCAGCAGATGACGGCGCGGTATCCGCAGGCCACAGCCAAGCTGATCGAAGATAAAGCCAACGGCCCGGCGGTGATTTCGTCGTTGCGCTCGGAGATCAGCGGCATCATTCCCATCTCGCCAACGGATTCCAAAGACGGACGGCTGCACGCCGTCTCGCCGCTGTTCCAGGCTGGGAATGTTTTTCTACCGGAGGCGCGCTGGGTGGGAGACTTCGTCGAGGAGCTAACCCGCTTTCCCAAGGCCGCCAACGACGATCAGGTGGACGCTTGCACCCAGGCGCTCTTGTACATGCAACCGCAATACAGCGGAATTCAGGAGTATTACCGCGAGCTGGCGGAGAAGGCGCGGGGATAGATTGGTCTTAGCTTCCGGAAAAAATCAAAAGCAACAGGAAAATCCTACGCGGATGAACACGGACGCTTCGCACGTAGTTGCGCGGATGCCCAAGTAGTTGATGTGTCTAAAGTACGTTGTATCTCAAACGACCTGTCATCCTGAGGCCCGATTTTGGCCGAAGGACCTTGCGGTTGCTTTTACTGGAATCAGCAAGAGCAACACCAACACCCACACCCACACCAACCACAAGGTCCTTCGCCGAAAGGCGCGGCTCAGGATGACACGGCGTTTAGGACCGCATTAATCCGTGCGGTTTCCGTGTAATCCGTGGCAGGTTTTGTCTTTGAAGTCATAGAGGGTCTTACATGAACAAACTCGTTCTTCTGTCGGCTCTTCTCGCGATCGCAACCACGATTCTATTGTCGCAATCCGCAAGCATCCCGCCGGACGTCGACAAGAACGGACGCACGATCACGCCGCGTCCTATGCCGCACATGGTCTATTCGCCGGCGGACTTGGCGCATAACGCGGTCACGCTTCCCGCGTCGGGAACCACATCGGCGAGCGCCGTTGTGAATATGGGCGCGGTAACCAAGTCCACGATTTATGTGAACTGCACGCAGATCGTAAACGTGCAGGTGAATACCTACAGAGAAGACGGCGTCACCATCGACGGCACATACACACTGGTGACGAATCTGCCTGCAGGCGCGCAGCAGATTTATGTTGCGTCGGAGCTGGCGCCCAACAGCACCGCGGGCACGATCAGCACGAACATCCGTCTGCCGCAGCGCGCATTCAGCTTCCAGGAGGTGAATACCACAGCATCGGCGGGGACGTGTACGGATCGGTTTGTGGTGGGGTACTGAAAGAGGCAATCGGCAATCGGCATTCGGCTACGTAACATTTTCGAGTTTTAACGAAAGGCGCGTTTGGCCGAACGCTGACAGCCGAGGGCCGAGCGCCTTCCCCTTCGTATTCACTCCAGGATTCAATCAATGACTCAGATGATTCGAGGCGGTACCGCTAAACCCATCGACCCAGGCATCCTTGCCCGTTTTGGACAGAAGGTGCGGGCTACGTTCGATGTGTGGTTTGGGCCGCTGTTGCCGCTGCCTCCGGTGGCGCCCCGGGATACACCGCCGAGGAGGTTCGATTATCCATCGGGCGCGAATCTGGTTACGCTGCCGCGGAACTATGAGGCCATCAGCTTCCAACAGATGCGCGATCTGGCGGATTCGCTGGACCTGGTGCGGATTGCGATTGAGACGAGAAAGGACCAGGTGAGCAAGATGCCTTGGTCGTTTCGGGAGAAAAACCGGCAATCGGCACTCGGCATTCAGCGTTCGGCCACGCAGCGGAATGGAAGTCCCGCCGATGTTCCTATCGTTGCCCAGCGCGTGCCCTCGCATCGTGGTAGTCCCGAACTGTCCGCGACCGAATGCCGAGTGCCGAGTGCCGAATGCCTGACTCATGCTCACATCGACGAGCTGACGGAGTTCTTTCGCTGTCCGGATGGCGAGCATGAGTTCGATGACTGGTTGCGGATGATTGTCGAAGAGCTGCTGGTGATCGACGCGGTCACGCTGGCGGCTACCAGTAACGATCGCGGTACGGTGTGGTCTCCGGGAAAGAAAGTCGAGCGCTTCGAGGTGATCGATGGGGCAACCGTCAAGCGCGTGATCGACGAGATGGGACGCACGCCGAGTCCGCCTGCGGTCGCGTATCAGCAGATTCTGAAGGGAGTGCCCGCGATCGATTTCACTGCCGACGAGCTGGTGTATCGTCCACGCAATCTGCGTGCGCACAAGTTCTACGGATACTCGCCGGTCGAGCAGATCATCATCACCATCAATCTGGCGCTGCGCCGGCAGATGTTCACGCTGGCCTACTTTACCGACGGCAACATCCCGGACGCGATCTGCCAGACGCCGGAGACTTGGCACAAGGACAGCATTAAGGAGTTTCAGGACCACTTTGATTCGACCCTGGCAGGCAACCTCCCGCAACGACGTCACCTGATCTTCATTCCCAATGCGGGAGGCCATGACGCGGTGCAGTTCACCAAAGAGCCGCCGCTGTCGAACGATCTGGACGAATGGCTGGCACGCGTGGTGTGCTGGGCGTTTTCGCTTTCGCCGCAGGCGCTCATCAAACAGATGAACCGCGCGACCGCGGAGACAGCCAAAGAGCAGTCGGACGAAGAGGGAATTACGCCGCTGCTGAACTGGCTGGCGTCGTTAATCAATGGTCTTGTCGGCAAGTATTTCGGATATGACGACGTCGAGTTCGCCTGGGGCGAGCGCAAGGACGAGAACAAACTGGAGCAGGCACAGATTAATCAGATCTATGTGGCGTCGGGAGTGTTGACGGTGGATGAGGTGCGGGAGTCGTTGGGGAGGGAACCGCTGGGCGGTCAGCAATCGGCTGTCGGCGTTCGGCCGTGAGACATTTCAGTGTGCTTCTCGCCTTGAGAAACCAAAACCAAGAGCAAAAGACGAACACGGATTGCACGGATGCACACGGATCGTCACGGATAAATCTTTGGCGAATGAATTTCTTGCGATCTAGTTCTTTCTGATCCGTGCAAATCCGTGTGCCGAAGGCCCGTGTTTTCCGTGTTCTTCTTTTGATTTTGCTGTTGCCGCGAAACATTTCAGTGTGCTTCTCGCCTTGAGAAAACCAAAACCAAAAGCAAAAGACGAACACGGATTGCACGGATGCACACGGATCGTCACGAATAAATCTTTGGCGAATGAATTTTTGCGATCCAGTTCTTCCTGATCCGTGCAAATCCGTGTGCCGAAGGCCCGTGTTTTCCGTGTTCTTCTTTTGATTTTGCTGTTGCCGAGCTGGTTCTTGGGCCGAACGCCGACAGCCGACTGCCGAAAGCCCACTTCGAGGACCTATGAAGAAAATTCAGCTCTTTGCTGCGCTTACTAAGGTCGATGAACTCAAACGCGAGGTTTGGGGACTGGCGACTGCGGAAGTGGTCGATAAAGACGGCGAGATCTTCGACTATGCGTCGTCGAAGCCGTACTTCGAGGATTGGTCGCGGGAGATCTCGGGCGCGACTTCCGGACGCAGTCTGGGCAACGTGCGCGAGATGCATCAGTCGAGCGCGGTGGGCAAGCTGGTCGATCTGCAGTTTGACGATGAGAACAAGACGGTCGCCGTTGGCGCCAGGATCGTGGACGACGCTGCGTGGCAGAAGTGCGTGGAAGGCGTGTACACGGGATTCTCGATTGGCGGGCGTTACGTGAATCTGTGGCCGGATGGCGAGTTTCTGCGCTTCACCGCGCAGCCGGTGGAGATCAGCGTGGTGGACAATCCCGCGGTTCCGAATGCGCACTTCACAGCGGTTAAGAGGGATGGGACTTTGGAAGTGCGAAAGTTCGCGACACAAGCTCCGAGGCTGCGCAGCTTCGAAGCCTCGAAGCTTGAAACCAAATCCGAAGTTGATAAGAGAAGGGAAGACGGAGAACCCATGAAACCCGAACAGGAAGAAAAGATCGAGAAAGCAATCATGCAATCGGCCAGCTCGCTGGAAAAAATCGGAGAGATTGACCGCAAACTGGAGTCGCTCGAAGCCGGCCTGAAAGAGCTTGCAGATGCCTTCCGCAAGTTTACGGAAGGCTTTGCCAAGAGCTTTGCCCCGCCGGAGAAACGCGTTGCGCGGACCAGCGTGACAGTTTCAAAAGAGGACGATTACGGAGTGTCTGGTCAGAGCAACGAACACCCAGCCGAGGGCGGCCGGATCCACGTCGGCGGCCGGACCCACGTGAAGCGCGAAGGTGCACAAGCCGACGCTGATCCTGGCTTTCTCGATGCCATGAAGGCGGCGCACGCGCAACCGATGCTGGGCGCGTGAGCGCGAAGCGCGCGGCTGTCGGCCATCGGCTGTCGGCCATCAGCTAAAAACAACAGCAACACCAATCCCAAAAGCAACAGCAACACCAAAATGCTACGCGGATTCACACGGACCCTTCAGGCGCGGATCGACGCGGATAAAAGCGAGTTAGAACCAAATCAACTCTTCAAAGATTTATCCGTGACGATCCGTGTGCATCCGTGTTGTCTGTTGGTGTTGGTGTTGCTTAGCCGATGGCCGAAAGCCGATAGCCGATAGCCCAACCACGAAACCGAATGCCGCCCAGCACGACAAGAACTCAGAAATTCAATTTCTCGAAAAGGAACTAAACATCATGTTCAACGGAGAAGTCACGCAGCGCACGCTCGAACTCCTGAAGGGAATCGATCTTGCCAAGGCGACCTTCCAGACCTCCACCGGTCTGGTGAACTACGACCTGACGGGACCGGCGAAGAAGCTGTATCCGGTGCTGTCGCCACTGCGCAATGCCCTGCCGCGGGTGATGGGCAACGGCGATACTGCCACGCGCTGGAAAGCCATTACGGGAATCAACACGGCGAATCTCGCTCCGGGCGTTGCCGAGGGACATCGCGGTGCGCGCATCAGCGTCAACGAGCAGGACTACACCGCAGCCTATGCCGGACTGGGACTGGAAGGCGACGTCACCTTTGAAGCTCTGTACGCTGCCGAAGGTTTCGACGACGCGCGCGCGCGTACGGTCGAGTCTGTGCTCCGTGCGCTGATGATCGCCGAAGAGAAAGTCCTCCTGCTGGGCAATAACTCGGTTGCGCTAGGCACGCCGGCGGCTCCGGTCGCGACCGGTCCTACATCGGGCGGGACGATCACGGCACAAGCAGGCAACATCGTTTTCGTGGTCGCCTTGACTGCCGAAGGATTCATCAACGCGTCCATTGCTAATGGCGTTCCCGGTTTGGTAAACCGCTCGAACATCGATGGCACCAGCGACAACTATGGCGGTGGCTCGTCCAACGTGAGTGCCGCCTCAAACGCCATCACCACGACTAGCGGCAACCAGACGATCTCGGCGACAGTAACGGCGATTGCGGGCGCGGTAGCTTATGCCTGGTATCTGGGAACGTCGGCGGCGAACGCGGTGCTTGCTCAGATCACCACGGTCAACAAGGTCACACTGACCGCCAACGGAGCCGGCACGCAAACCGCGAGCTCCATCACCGGCGACAACTCCAAAAACGTCCTGGAATTCGACGGCTTCGTCATGCAACTTGTGAAAAACGTGAACGGCGGCGGCAACGGATACTACAAGTCGCTCGACGGCGGGTTCCTCACTTCCGACGGCGCCAGCGGAATTGTCGAGATCGATGCCGCTCTGAAGGCGCAGTGGGACAACAACCGTCTGACGCCAACAAAGATCTGGGTGAGCTCTCAGGAAGCGTCCAACATCAACAAGAAAGTCATGGCTGCGACCGGCGTTCCGCTCTTTCGCATCAACCTTGACTCCTCAGGCAAGCCGGTGGTGATTGGCGGATCGATGGTCGCCGGCTACTTCAACAAGTTCGCCTCCGGCGGCGGTCAATTGATTCCGATGGAGATCCATCCGTACCTCACTGCGGGCACGCTGCTCATGCAGACGGAGTGGCTGCCGTATCCGCTGTCGAATGTGGACAACGTGGCGCAAATCAAGTGCCGCCGCGATTATCACCAGATCGATTGGCCGATCACCAGCCGCGTCTATCAATTCGGCGTTTATGTGGACGAGGTGCTGCAGGTGTTCGCGCCGTTCTCGTTTGCGGTGTTGCAGAACATCGGCAACGGGTAGAACACCAGCTCCGGAGCCGCGAAGCCACGCAGCCTCGGAGCTTGCTTCTTCCCTGAGGAGTTCGCTGCGAGGCGTCAGAGTTTCGGAACCGTTCTCCTTATTTGATAGTGAAATGGTGCAGCCGCGAATGTCTTCGGCTTCGAAGCTTCGCGGCTTCGTGGCTTCGGAGCTTTCATGACTTCCCCCGACGATCTCTGCGTTCTCGCCGACCTTAAAGCCTGGTTGAACATTCAGACCAGCACTGAAGACACGCTGCTGCAGAGCCTCATCACGCGCGGCTCGCTGCAGATGCTGCGCTGGATGAATCGCGATCACATTGTCTCTACCAGCTATACGGAGAACCGTGACGGCAATGACTCTTTGTTCATGCTGCCGCGCAATTTTCCGTTGATCTCAGTGACCAGCGTGATGGTGAACGGCATCGTCATTCCGGGCGCGGCCGACCAGGTGAGCTCCGGTTATGTCTTCGACGCACGC